CAGAAGGCATATTTAAACTGCCATCACTATTGGCAGCGAAACCTGGTTTCCATACATTATCCGATAAGGTAGTTCCATCTATGTCCACATTGACTACTGGTTTCCTACCACCAAATCCTGTTTTCTTTATATCTTCGCCACTACTACCTGCTACATCAAATAATCCCCAACCTGTTCCATCTAAATTATCTGCACCATTCAAAATGGCATCTGCTATTGTATCAGTACCAATATATTCTTGGTTAGTTACTGGTAAAGTAGCGGGAGTCTGGTATCCTACTTTATAATATGTACTTCCTACTTTGATACTTACTACATACTTACTATTAAATCCACCTTTTTTAACATATACTAATGCCTCATAAGAAGTGGCTCCGAGTGATGCTGTACCTCTTGGTGAGATAGCCGAACCACCATCTTGACCTGAAGTCTGTGCATCAGAGGTAGCCTTTGTTACAACTCTTTTATTTGACACATAAAAAGTAGTATCTGTAATAGTAGTAGATTTTACATCTGTAGCAAAGTCTACTACATCAGAGAAATAAGATAGACCGGCATTATCTATTGTAGAAAATACTGGAGTACTTGCATAATTATTCTTTTGGACAGGCATTTCATTCCCATCCTTATCAAAAACTTTTAGAAATTTGTCACTTGCTGAACCACTTGTACCACCAAGTAAAACAGTATAAGATTCGTTTTCGTCTCTTCGTATTGAGTGTATATGAAATGAACCACTTGTAGAGGTTAAAATTTTCTTAACTACAGTGCTTCCAGGTCTTTTTTCTAAGCCATTTGCTACAGTTGATAATCCATTTTCTTGAATTTCACCTTGAGTAGGTAATCTTATCTCAGGAGGTTGTTGAGAAACTCCATTAATAAGATTTGGAATTGATTTAGATACTAATGGCATGTGTTTATTAAGTTAATGTAGAGGAAGCTGTGGATATATATCTATCTAAATGTCTATATGTGTCATAGTGATCAAATATATTATAATCACCCGATCCTGACTCAGATTCTTTTAAAGCGATAAGGGCAACTCCTTCTTCGTCAGCTTGTAATTGTGATAAGCCCGGAGATCCTATTACATTTTCTTGATACTTTCTTCCTGCTCTCAGAGTAATATATCTGCGGGCTACTTCTGGAAGTCCATCAAAAGACAATAGGATTACCATATCTACAACAATATCTTTTGTAAAAATAAATGAATTAGTTACTCTATCATAGAGCTTTCTATTTCGTTCCACTATATCTGTAGTGTAATCTCTAAGAACCGAAGTTGTATCTACTTTCATACAGTTAGAGGGTAAAGCTATATATCCATCGGTATTAGGTGATAAAGTCAAACGTAAATCGGTATTAAATGTCCATCCTATACTTTGTACTTCTCGATTAATATTATCTAGAACTACCTCAGCAATCTCTGCTTCTTGTAATCCAGAACCTAATGTATTAACAGGTGCTTCGCCAATACTTAGTAGTATCGTATTGACAGCATCTAGTTTAGTCGTGTTTGTTAATGTTGCCATATGATTAAATGAGAAAGGTAATAAGAAAAGGGAAGAGAAAAAGAGAGGGCAGAGCAGGAGATAATGGAGTGAGGAAGGGTCACTCCGTTCGGAAGAGAACCTCCTGTTGCCCTCAATTTAGTTTAAGCTGCTGGAGCCATCAGTGCTACGGACATTGCTGGACGTAGTACGTTGTGACCCATTGCATACCTAGAAACAATCAGAGTACCTTGACGTTCAATCTGATACTCAGACTCAACGGACAAGTCCATCAGTTTCACAGTTGCAACAGCATCTTTATGCATCACTAAAGCACGAACTGTTAAAGATTCGTTCTCTAGATCAATAGCATCTGTTCCATCAAGACCTCCAACAGCACCAGTATTACTACCTGTTGCGGTAGCAGCAGTATAGGCTACAGGAAGATCATACTGAGTAGTTCTACCTGATCCTGCGGTATTAGCAAGTGGTCTTGAACCAGTTGAAAGTGCAGGATTAGTAGCATTTGTCCATAATGGAGATGTCCATGCTGAAGCACCTAAAGATCCAAGATGAGGAGTTCTGACTACAGGAATACCTGCAATCATTGGAAGATCAATATCTTTAATTGATCCACCTCCACCTACATCTCTATTAAACATTGTCAAAGCAGAGACTGCTTCAGTATTTGATACTGTCTTGAACAACGAGTAATATTGATCGGTTGCCATTACACAAACAAGATCCTCAAGAGGTGCTCCTGCACTCTCAAGAATACGTTTGGCTTCAATCATACCCTCCATAAAATAGGCAGCTTTCTTTGAATTAGCAAAGCTAGCGGCATAAGTATGATTAGCTGAGAAATCTTCATCATCCCATGAATCATAATCTTGAATCATTTTACTTGCACGTTCCTTATTTGTACATAGTGCGGCTTTAACAGCCATACGAAGAATATTCTGGTCAGCAGCTTTCGCTAAAGCATAACCTGATTCCTGTGTATAGACTGAACGGATGTCGAAGTGTTGCATTGCTTCATCAATATTAGGGATGAATTGTGCAGCGATTAAGAGATCATCAACTGAGACTACTCGCTCAGCATTTGCTGCTATTACATCAGGCATGATCTCTTGACCTGGTGTGTGATATTCTGCGGCTCGGTATTTACCCGTCATAATAAACTGGGCAGACTTACCTTTTTTGATTGACCGCACTCGGCAGTAGTTCATCATGATGTTTTTCGTCTGAAAAGCTGTCATGACTTCACCAGCGTAAAGTTTTAAATATAAATTCCTTACGTCACCGGCTTCGTTCGTTTGTCCACTACGTTGTGCAGCAGCGTTCAAAGCGTTTGAGGCTCCTTGAAGTGCCATATTTTTCCTTATTGATTAAAGTTATACTGGATTCAGTTCCAGCATTTTGATTATAAAAATCTCCATTTATAACCACATCCGTTCAATCAAAGTTATCCACCTCAATGGGCTAAAATTTACTCTATGTAGTATTTTTGGGAGTATTACATAATGGATGATTGTGACAATTTCTGAGTCACTTCATCCCTGTAAGCAGGGTCGTTTTGATACCTAGGATCGTTCATAGCCTTCGTCAGTTGATTTACTGATTTATAAGTACTAATACCTTTTCCACCTGTATCACCCTGTAATAGAGTCGGAGTCTCACCAACTTCTATAGTCTTTCTTGCTTGTAAAGATTTGATTGCAAAGAGTACATCATCTGTATTTGGATTCTCTATTGCTCTATTAAAAGCATCTATTTCGTTTTCTGGTAGGGTTGTCTTTGCCCACTCGATAAGATCATTATATTCTTTCTGTCCACCTACAGAGTCATATGCTTTTTCTGTTATTTGATTAGCTATTGCAGATTGACCAGCTATCCACGTATCTACCACTTCCGCAGTCATTCCACCTTGAGCTAATTCATTATATGAATCATCACTTAATTCACCTTGCTGTGCATACTCTGTCGCATACTTTGCAAAGTCTAATCCTTGCGTCTGTAACGCTTTACTTACCTCATCTACATTTGCTCGTTTAGGAGTTTCTTCTTGCTCCTCTGGAGGTGGAGTATCTCCAGATGATAATTTCTGTTCTAATTGAGAGTATGCTTCTGCTAAATCTTCTGGACTTTCAAACTTATCTGGTAACCATGTAGGTTTTCCGTCTTCTCTTGGAACACTCTGAACACGTTCCGCTTTATCTATCATTGCTTGAACATGCTCCTGACTTTCGGGAGCTTCATCTTCGTGTGTTTCTATTACTTGTGTATCTGCCATGTTGTACCTTCCTTTTTATTGTTGTTGCTGTTGATTTTGTACTTCTCCTTTAGCCATTTCAGGAGCTACCTTACTTGCTACATCACTCATCATCTGTTGTTCCATCATCTGTTGTTGTTGCTTTTGTCTTGCCTCCGCTTCTTGTTGTTTTTCTTCAGGAGATTTGACCAATCCATTAGAATCAATCCCAAGTGAAGCCGCTAAACGAGTAATATACTCGGTAACATTTAACTCTTGCATAAGTACTTCAGGACCAAGAGCACCTAAATGTTGTAGAAATCCTGCCAGTTCATTTAAGTCTTGACCTCTTCCTAAAGCCTCTACTCCTGTGATTACCATAGGCTTTAAGGCATCATCAGGAAATGGTGGAAGTTTCTTTTCTCTCTTCATTTTATTCATAATAAGCTGTACCAATGGTAACTGGAATTCTTGAGATAGGATCGAGTAAACTCCACCTAATGCTATTTCCAATTCTTGATACGCAATTCTTATCTCTTCTGCTGTCACTCTTTCAGCATCCCTACGGACTGAAGAATTCATAAGAAATACTCGTGCTAATCTTTCGGATAAAACTCTTATTGTATCTTGAGCAACTCTAAAGTCAGCAGATTTTTGGAGTTGCAATGTAGAAACATCTTGATTATCTCCACTTACTATGGCTCCATTAGGTGAGTCAGCAAGTGTCTTGATTCGTGTAGTTCCATTCGGTCTTACCAAGAATAATATCTTAGCCGCTGCCGCACTACCTTCTACAATAGCCTTAGTTAATGTTTCTAATGATTTTAGATCGCCAATGTATTCTTCTACAAATCCTCTACCATAATCTTCACCATCAATGTGTGTAAATCTTAAAGCAATAAATGGATTTTTATTTTTTGGAAACGATCCCTCACTTCCAGGTATAACTTTACCTTCTATTTCTTGGTGTATCTTCCAATTTCTACCTGTCCATTTGACACAGGTGAAAAGATTAACACTTGTTTTTGGTATTTCATCTTCATCTATTTCAGCTATTAAATACTTAGCCTTATCTGGTAAGGATAATGGAGACATTGTTTCTTTAACAATTATCTTTAATACATTACCCATTGAATCTCTTTTAACAACATACCTATCCAGCTTAAAAACTCTCATCTGTTCTTTTTCAGGTAGGTATACTAAGACATTCCCTGCTACTATTAAATGCTTCAAAGCTTCAGAAATAGGAACACGTAATGCTCGTACTTCAATTTCTTGAGCTACCATACGTTCTATCTTAGCAAGTGCTTCTTCTGCTTCTCCTCGTTGCTCATCTAGTAACTCTTCTAATTCGGCATCGTCTATTACTAATCTGAAAAATGGTGCGTTAGGGGGTATAAGAGAGAGAAGTAATTTACTAGATAAGTTATTCACACCCTCCGCTCCTATAGATTGGAAAGGAGTAGGAAGAATAGAAGAACTTGAATGTCCTTCATCTACCAAAAGTGAGGGTATGGTTAGTTCTGAGGAGGCTCTTGCTCTCTCTAAGAATGGGGATCTATCTGCCTCTAGATTTGTATACATTCCTTGAGCATAACCTAAATCAGATTCCTCATTATTATCTACACTAATATATTCCATAGTTTATATTTTTAAAGAGGAGGTTCCTGTTCGTCTGATTTTAGTAGACGCTCTTGCAGATTTTTTACCTTTTTGAATAGCTAAGAAAGGATTGTTTTTATCCTTCTTACCTTTGCTACCTTTAGCGAAAGTATCAATTTTAGTTCCCTCATTTTCAGGTACTAGATTTGTAGCTTCTTCTGCCACATCTTCTAGAGGCTTTTCTATAAACATATTCACTAACTTATCCCTGCCATCCGAAACAGCGTCAGCACCATATTCAAGATTGGTCTTTCCAGCATCGGTAGCATCATGTAAACCTTCTTTTACAGCGTCTGCTCCAGTTTCAAGATTAGTCTTTCCAGCGTCGGTAGCATCATGTAAACCTTCTTTCACTGCGTCAGCACCAGTTTCTAAACCTTCTTTTCCTGCATCTAAAATGGTTCCTACTGGATCTTCTCCTGTAACACTAGTGACAGAATCTTGGACTGTTCCTACAGGATCTACAACAATATCTTCTATAAGAGTAGGTATTGCTCCACCACCTCCACCTCCTCCAAAACCACCTGCACAAAGAGAAAGTTTACCTTCATAATCAAAAGACTTAGAATCTGT